TTATGGTCTGATTGTTCTTGTGCTTGTTTTTTTACACCTGATAAATATTTCACTTTCTGCTCCTTTGATTTTTCTTCTAGTTCTTTAAATTTCTTTTTCATATACTCCATGTGTCTCATTTGTCATCCTTAAAATTAACGTGTATTACATTATCATGTTTTTTTAAACTTTCAGTGAGCAGATATTCAATGGGCATAAAACTTTCTGCTAATCTTTCTGCCTCACGTTCTACCTTTTTATCATCTAACATCAAAGGGAAAAGAGCACAAAATCTTCTTGCTAATTTTAAAAAATCTATTTGATCTTCTCTGCTAAGAGTCATTTGATTAGTGGATACTAATCCTATAGACACATCTCCTGTCCATTTATCTTTTTCTACAATAGGTTTTAGCACCACACTAACATCATTTTTATCCATAACTATTTTACTCTCCTTATCTTTCTCCCTGAAAACTTTATAAATTTAGGGTAGTTGTGTTTACCTTTTTCTTTCAACCAATCTTCAGGAATGATCCTATCATAATAACGGAATCCATACTTGATACACCACTCACCATAACTTGACTTTGCTCCCTTTCTTAATTTGTTTCTACTATTTTCAAACACAAATCTAATATCTAAATGAGGATGTTGTTTCTGTATGGCTAAATGTTTACGTCTATCTGATGCTAAAAACCTACCTTTTGTTTCTATAATTATACCATTGTTAAGTATAAAGTCAGGGGTATAGGTGCGATAAGCTAGATCTTCCCACTCTATTTTAACAGTTTCATAAGTAAACTTACATTTATTCTCTTTCAAGTAGATAGAAATCTTATGTTCTAATCCACTCCTATACCCATGTTTTAAGGCATTACGATATGCTCTATGTGGTGACACTAGAGTAATCTTCTCCATCCTGAAAAAGGACTGAACTCATAAGAGTCATGAGAGTATGTAACACCAAGAGCTTTCATCTCTTCTTTTACTGCCTCGTCTGCTAACTTCTTAGCTTCCATAGCTTCCCTTAACCCTTTAGTTCTCATCTCACGTAGAGTTTTCTTAGCCTCTGCTAATTCCTTCTCCATCGTTTCAATGTCCTTGTTAAGTTCCTCTATCTTTTTTGCATCGGTACTCACTATTTTACACTCCATATTTTTTTAGCTTCTTCTTTCATTTCTCCTGACCACATCCAAGAATCTAGGTTAGGATAAACTAGAGAAGCTAACTCATGTCTATCATCACTTATAGACAAAAATTTCTGTATACTAAAGGCAATCTTTTTAAGTTGCTTTTTATACTGTGATAAGTTTGTCAATGTAAATGTCTTACATTCTTTTGGTGTAGCGAAGAATAAATCTACACTACTATCAGGGTATGCCATAGAATATAAAGCCATCTGTCTTTTCTGTGCCTCTGTAGGATTAGAAGGCATTCTTGTAGACGTTTTTAAATCTACAATCTTATCAGTAAATCTGAAGTCAATATATCCTATGACAGGTACAGGCAAGTCATCAAAAGTAACTTCAACTTTTTCTTGATAAGCTACAAGATTTTTATGGTTAAAGTTTTCATCAATGACTTTGCCAAAGTCTTTCAATAACTTTTTTTCTTTTATAGTTTTAGAATCTCCTAAATCTATTTGTGATTCTGCACACAAGGACATAAACTTCATGTCCAAAAGATTAAAGTCAAAGCTACCTTTCTCGTATTTATTAGCTAATGCAAACTCTTCTGCAATACCTCTTACTGCACTAGCACCACTAGAAGATTTAACACCATACAAGTATCTAGTAATCCACATAGGTAGATCACTAATGTAAGTGTTCATACTACTAGGTGATAGGTAATTAATATTATGTGCCTTAAAAGGATTATTACTTTTCATTATGCTACATCTTCATTATCAATCTGCACAAACTCATTAACAGTATCTGCATCATCAGATGATATATTTGAGTTTACCTTTTCATCCCATGAACTCATAATATAACTATTATAATTTTCAATCCAAGATATAAAATCAGAAAAAGTTTTTTGATCTGCATCAGTTAGTGATAAAGTATTTGTAGTATCAAGAGATACTTTAGGAACAAAAAACTTATCACCACTAGGCATGGCTCTTGGATCACCTACTGCAGTTATATTATGTTGCACAGGTAGCTTTCTCATAGTAGAAAGTGTAGCAAAAGGTTTACCTACAATCTTAAATGCCTCACGATTATCTATCTCCCAAATAAAAGGAACATTCTCTACGTCTGTAAGTTTACCCTCTACTTCTGTCTTTACATCTTTCATACTTATTAATCCAAATATAACTCTAACTCTTTTTATTTGTTTAATTAAGTTCTGCATATCTGCAGATAAAGATGCAAAGTCTTTTATATAACCACTAGGTTTACCACAATTAAATGTGCCTTGATTGTCTTTTAAATCAATATTTAAATTATCTGCCATAATAGTTTTATGAAAGATACCTAGTGGGTCACCCTTCTTAGGATTATTATTCTTAATAAATCTTTTATACATAAACCTCTGCATAAAAGGTCGGATGATAACTTCTTTTGAATAATAACAAGTGTCATCAGGCACATCCAACTTATAAGAACCTGCCTTTATCTTTACCACTTCTTCTATTTCATCTCCTACTTGTTTCTCACCCATAATATTTTTATGTTGTAGTTTTAATCTAGCTAAACTACTACTCTTACTATCAGATGATTCTCCTGCTAGACCCATAGCTTTAGCCATAGCAGAGTAATTATCTGTATTAATTGTAACAACTTCGTTCATTATTTTACCTTCCTTTCTTTAAAGATTGTTTGTTATATCACATAATATCATTTGTGTCAAGCCAATTATTACCTATTTTCATATCTAATTTTAGAGGCACATTAAAATCAATTTGAAACTGATTGTCTATAATGTTTTTCATATTAGTATTGATACTCTTTAATATAAATACAACCCTCTGTTTCTCTTCAGGATGTACATCTATCACAATAGAATCATGGACTGTGTTTACAATACATGACTTTAACGGACTCAACTGTTTCTCTATCTCCATCAGAACTACAGGTACAATATCTGCAGTAGCAAAACTTTGTACAGGATAGTTCTTTATCTGTGTGAAGTGAGATACTTTACCATTGGCATACCTCTGCATCTTGTTAAATGCAAACTCTCTACCTGATGGTGTCTTTATCATACCTGTATTCATAGCTTCTTGAGCCAATCTGGTGTGCCATAAGTTGACTTCTTTGTACTTCTCTGTGAAGTGCTTGTAGTATGTTGCTTGTGCAGACGATCTGCCAAATCCTGTTGCTCCGTAGAGTGGTGCAAACGTGTGTGCCTTCGCCTCTTGACGAGTAGTAGGCTCACCTGCATCACTAATAACACGAGCAGTATAACTATGCACATCAAATCCATCTTCAATCTCCTTCATTGCTACTTTATCCTGTGACAGGAATGCTGCAGTTCTAAACTCTAACTGTGCAAAGTCTGCCTCTAGTATCTCTCCACCTTCCCAACGTGATATAAATACTTTCTTCACAGGGAATGTACCACCTCTAGGCATATTCTGCATATTAGGATCTGCTCCACTGAACCTACCTGTAGATGTTCTATGTTGTAATAATCTCACGTGTAACATACCATCAGGTTTGACATATGTTTCTATTCCTTCAACAAACGAGGACAAGTATGTGTCTAGTGCAGACAGTCTTTGTATATCTTGTAGAAAAGATTTAGCATCTGTCATGTGTCTATCTTTAGCTACACTCTGTAGTAATTCTAGATTAGTTTTATTTACACTAAAACCATTTGCACTTATCCACTTTTGATTAGGTGCAGAGAACTTTAATCCTGCAATCTCTTTTGTAGGTATGAATTTATATCCATTACCATCACATATAGGACACATACTAGGTTTAGAATATGGACTACCATCTTTCTTTATCTTTCTGATATATCCTGTGCCTTTACAATACCCACACTGTTCTGCTTTTGTTTTATATACCACACTAGAATTGTATGCTACATTATTCTTAAACTGTTTTTCATTCATGTTAGGATGAAAGTAATTACCCCATGTAGCTTTGTCTTTAACTTTTCTACTGTATATAACCCAAGACATTTGTTCAGGACTATTGAGATTGATAGGTGTATCACCCATGAGTTCTCTTACCTGTG